AGTAACCAAGGAAAATCATTCCTTACATAAAGACCATAGAGTTTTTATTGATGTAAATCCATCGCTCTCTAGCACTTATAAAGTAAAATATAATTCATTAAACAGAAGAATTTTAGTTGGTATTAATACTTTTGCATCTTCTGGTATAAACACTACAACTAACACGTTTACAATTACTAATCATGGATATCAAAGTGGAGACAAAGTTATTCATAATGATAACATTTTTTATATTGTAAAGGTAGATAATAATAACTTTAGGTTATCAAATACTCATCATGATGCAACAAAATTAAAACCATCAATTGTTAGTATTGCTTCTACTGCTGCCGGAGAATTTGGACTAGTTAATCCACCAATTCCTGCTTACAGAAGTTCAAGTGTTGTATTTGATATGTCTGATACATCATTGTCGTACATAAAACAAACTTCATCATATTCAGCGTTTAGACTTAATTTCTATCTTGACGAAAACTGCACATCGAAGTGGAAGACTGATGGTTCTTCTAATACTTTTGATGTAATTAGAAATGGGCTTCCTGGAATAAACACTGATGCAACAGTTACTGTTACTATTGGACAATCAACACCACAAACACTTTATTATAAAGTAGAACCAATTACTGACAATGATCTTTCAGAAAATCAATTGCAAATTGTAATTGATGATGAGGTTGTAGGAAACAATCAACTTCAATCTAAGAATAGTGTCTATAATGGTAGTAGAAGAGTAGCAATCGCTAGAACCAATTCGTTTGACTTTAATCTTGCGGAAGTTCCTGAAAGAGATTCATACGTTTCAACTTCGTCTTCAATATCATACATAACTGACTGTGTTCATACTGATGGACCAATTGCAAAAGTTGATATAACAAGCACTGGTAAAAACTATAATATTTTACCAGAAATTTCTTCAATAACCACTATTAATGGAGTCAGAGCAGATCTTGCCGCTACTAGCGACACTATTGGTCAAATTGAAAAAATAAAAATAAATGATATTGGTTATGATTTCCCAACTGACACTACCCTCAAACCAAGTGCATCTCTACCGCAAATAATAAAAGTTGATGGATTTGCAAAAATTAATTTTATTGGCATAACTTCTGCAGGAAGAGGATATACTTCTGCACCTAAGTTACTCGCATTTGATGGAGAAACTGGAAGTAGAATTACTGACTTGGACCTTAATTATAATCTTGGTGATTCCGAAGTCACTATTTTAAGAAATACTAGTGGTATTAACAATGTAGTCCCAACATTACTTCCAATTCAAAATAGCAACGGCGTTGGTATTAGTACAGTTGGATTTAATACGATTACACAAGATGTAACTCTAACTATGTCGGTTGGTTTCTCTACTTCTGATTCTTTCCCATTCAATGTAGATGATAAAGTTTTAGTTGAGAATATTAGTGTTGGTGTCGGATCAACTGGAAAAGGATTCAACTCCGAAAACTATGATTATAAGTTATTTACTGTAACTAGTGTTACTCCAAATATTGGAGGAATTGGTAGTATAACATATAATATTGCAGATGATTTAAGCACTGGAGAAGTTCCTGGAGTATTTGATCCTATCAATTCCTCTGGTATTGTTATACCACAAAAGTTTTTCCCAATATTTGATACTATAGTTGAAGTATCAAACTATCTGCCAGGAGAAATAGTAACCACAAATGGTAAGAGTGGAACTGTACAGAGTTGGGATAGAGGAACTAAAACTCTAAGAGTTCTTTCAACTGATGATTTTGTTGTTAATGATAAAATTCGTGGATTAACATCTGAGTTAATCGGTATCGCATCTAGTGTTACTGCCTATGAATGTTATTTTGATCTTGGCCCATCTACAAATATATTTGAGGGTAATCAATCATACTCTGGCATATTAAACACAGATTTACAAAGATTGCAAGACAATTTTTATTATCAAAATTTTGCATATTCTTTAAAGTCAAGAATTCCTTTTGATACCTGGAATGATGTTGTTTCTAGTACTAATCACACTTTAGGATATAGAAAGTTTGGTGATCTTCAAATTGAAACCACAAACAAGAGTCCTATCAGAATAGGACTCTCAACAGAATTAACAGATCTTTCTATCATAAGCAGTCTTGGTGGATTTACAGATACAAACTGTGTATTTGATTTCGATATCGCTAGAGAGAATAATTTAAATTTTGATATTGAAAATGGTATTTTATCTGACGAAATTATTCTTGAAAATAGAATACTTTCTGACTTTACTGAATCAGTAGGAAATAGAGTTCTCTCTATTGACGATTTAAGCAGTCAGTTTAACAGTAATCCTAGAGCAACTCAATTTTCTGTTGTAAATTCTTTCTCATTAGATGAGTTCCGCTTTAGAAAATACATTACTTATTTGAGAGATCATAGATTTACTCAAGAGAGACAATTAATGATTGTTGATCTGATTCATGATGAATCTTTTGGATATTTAAATCAGTATGCAAGACTTGAAACTGTATATGA